AGAGAAATCAAACTTACCATCTGAACCAAAGAAAGAATATTTACCTTTCTTTATGTCTGGATAGGCACTGGTATTGTAAGGATATCCCGCTGACGTATTCCGAGGAATAGCAGAAAGCCAGGGCTCACCTTCAATACCCTCACAAGCTTCTTCAAAAGTATATACTTTAGGTGGAGAAGTAGGTTTGCGAGAATGCTCCCACATGGAAGCATAATACGAATCTGCAGCTAATTGAGTATCAAATGGATTGACAACAGCTCTTTTTGAGCCATATTTGCCAAGTGCTTGTTCAAAAGGATCAGTCAGGATTCCCTTATCATTCTTGAAATATTTAAGGCAAGCAAGTGCAACTTTACAATCTCCATAGCTCTCAAAAAGCTTGGAACGAACAAAAGCACTCTGTGTTGGATTAGAAACACCATGATCAACATCCCAAAGCACGCCAAATTCTCCTGGGTAGGGGAAATTTGTGCGTGGTTGGAAACTGGTGACATCCACGGGCAAAGCAATCGACTGGGCTTGCTTGCCCATAGCTTCAAATACAGAAGTGAGCTTCTCATGGGTAACGAGAGCTCCATAACCTTCTATACCAGGGGTTCCAGCAACATGAATGCTGACTAATTTGCCAGGAGTATATTTATTCATGAGCATACAAAGTGCACCACAATGACCCCTTCTAGTAGGGACATTGTACTGCACAACTTTAACATCTTTAATTGCTTCATCTTCAACATTATAATTAATATTTTTGATTGTCAAAGCTTGAGCACTAAAAATGGTGCACATGTTCTTATGGAGAGCAACATAGGACACATCAGAGTTGGGAATATGCTTAACATCTTCCTCTTTGATGAAATACTTAGTTATGTCACTGTGAGCATTAAGAGCGGTCGAAAGATCAATTAAAATGAGATCTTGGTCTTTGAGCGCTCCTTTGGAAGCATCCTCACAGAAAACTTCTCCAGTGAATTTATACTCAGCATCACTAGGCGTTCTGCAGATGGTTACGAGGGGCTTCTTAAAGTCCGCCTTGTATTTGTCACAAAAGTTTTTAATTAGTGTGACATAGTGTTTTGGGATCAACCCAATAGTCCCCTTCACAAGAAGGAGTGTGCCAAGTCTAAGGCTTTGGCCAGGATCCCCGATGTACACCTGGTACATATTTTTCGATACGATAGAGCCAATGATTTCTTCACAATTAAAATCAATACCACCGTGAGCAGTGATACGACTAACCTCTTTATTATCTCGCTTTTTACCACGGATATCACGGTTATAGTGGTTTGCCCAATCGTAGGACTGGATCTCGATGTTGCGAGCACCCACAATACGGAGGTCATCATCAGAATGCGGCTTATCTTCAGTTTTCTTATCATCCCTATTAAACAGAGAATAGATACCAAAGCCCACAGCAGCAATAGCGCCAAAAATGGCGATACCCTTCGTAACCATTGCAAGCGTCGACGTTTCCTTAGAATTAAAATAACGAGCGGTACGCTTAGCACTAGCGGCCAAAGCATCTCGAAAGGACTGAGACATCCTAACAAGCTTCTCCTTGGAAAACGGTAATTTAGAAACCTGATCTTTATAGACAACCTCCTTGATAAAATCTCCAACTGCTTTAGATTGAATATCATCAATGAAGGCCTCTAAAACCTGTTCAAAATCCTTAGTGGGTATCTGGGGGAGTTCTTTGTAACACTCCTCTCCAAAAACCTTACCAAAAACAGTTACAAGCTGATCAAGAGTAATTCTTATGCCGTACTGGGTTTGGATGCTCACACAAATCATATTATATGGCATACCTGAATTAAAGAGTAAAAGTCTCTCTTTGAAGTCCTGGAACGGATTAGGTTCCTTCTCCTTCTTAGATTGTTCTGCTCTACGTTCAAGAATATGTCTCCAGTTCTTCCTCTGGTACGTTGAACCTTGGGCCTCAACTTGATCAGTCGGACCGTCAACAAAACAAGCGTTCCAGAGATTCTTCTCTTCTGTGTTAAACTCGAGAAGATCTGTATACGCATCTCGCCAGTCTTCCTTAATAGGAGGCAATTTGGGCTCATAACCGCCCTGTGCCTCGGCAAAATAACTATCTGGAACGCTTGTATCCGAAGAAATATCATCATACCAGTTTGTGTCTGAAGCCTTTGGATAATCATTAGAATTTAATTGGGCCATGTACTTCTTAAAATAGGCAGTCTTAGACCGATATTCGGAAGCAACAGACTGCACAAACTCCAAAAAGTTCATGCTATGCTCGAATTTAGAACCAGTCTTATAAAATTCATAGACATCAAAATTGACTGCCTTATCTGAATTCCAGCCTGGATCGGCACGAGCAAGAGCAGGGTCCAAAATTCGTTGATCATGAGGTGCATGGGGATTTTTGCAGAATCTAGCTGCAGGGACAATCCAATAATCAAAGTTCAAGCGCCTATCAAGAGCGCCTGGTTTGATAATCGAATTAGGCGTAAAACGACCAGCATTAGTGCTGGCTACAATGAGAGTGGATGTGAACATGGTGGAACCCTTCTTACTAAGATCCGCCATGTGGAGCGGGAAGGGAAAAATGTTGCCACACCTAATGAGTCCCATATATTCATTGTCTGGCTGACCAGGTACATCAACAGATTGGCCAAAGTCGTCAAACAATGTACACATTTGACCTCTATAATCATCCCAATACTGCTGTTCAGAAAGTCTGGGATACACAAAATCATTATAATGATCTTGGAATTTAGCCCTGTTCTCATCATCAAGGATCTCATTTAAGATAGCCTTAACTAAAAATGGGGTGACAGTAGACTTACCAGAGCCCGTTTCACCACGCAACATCACGATAACAGGTTCCTGTCTAGGGCCTGCACCATGTATATTAGCCTGGTCAAAGGGTGCTTTGATAGTCTTAAGAGCATTAGTATATGAGGTGAGCATATATTTATAACCATTGTCCTTATCATTGCCTCTGACTTTGTCAGAGAATTGTACACCTTGGAGGTATAATCGCTGAACCATGGAGTAGTTGACGGCATCAATCGTCAATTTACCTTCTTGGAAGCTAATGATAGTGGCGTCAACCTCCTCACGCCACTTATTAATCTCAGGAGCAAACTCCATGAGATAGATTGAGGTCTTATATCCAAAACAATTAATTCTAACAAAATTGATGGCCTTTTCCAGAATCATCGTAATATCTTGGACCCAATCTTTAATACCACCGCTTACATTTCTGTATGTGAGCATCTGTTTCAAGAAAACTCCAATAAGACCTCCACTAATAGCGGAACCAGTACAAACTTTTGCAATATATGCAAGTAGTAGTGTAGTAGCAATTTCGGTCAACGACTGTAAACCAGCCTGAGCCTCAATAGCCTCATTAGAGGTGACGCTGTGAAGTAATGCTCTAAGACGAGCAAGATGGGGAGAAATGACCTCTAAAAGATCAGCTGCAAACCAAAGGCCTAAAGCTGAAATCAAAATCATGGCAACAGTGCCATAACGGGCATCCCTCTGTTCTACTGACTTATAAGTCAATAGAGTAATTATGAAAATAAAAGGCAAAGACTTGAACAGGTTCGTTAAAGTACCTGACAACACTCCAAGATCTTTACCAAGTAAAGTCATACGACCTTCCATATTGACAGCTGCATTCTTAACAGCTTCAACAGCTTCAGCAACTTCGGGAGTTGCAAAATCTATTTTATGAGTGATAGTATCGGGGAATAGCATTCCACTAAGATATCCAGCTTGTGCTTCAATCTCCCTAACACCATCCTCTAATATTTCATTAATTTTATCATGTTTTTGGTTCCTAGACAAATTGCGAGCAATCTGTTTAAGGGCTTTATTCTTTTTAGGATTGGAATGGATATGGGAAGTCACTAGACGATTGAATCGCTCGATAAACGACATCTCCATACCATTTAATGAGTGTTTGAAGCACCCGGGTCTTAAAATCTGGTTCATCGAAGCCATTGTATTCATCATAGTCTTCAACTGTTTCAATTTCGAACTCCGACAAGACTTCTTTGAAGTCTGAAGGCCAGAACTCAATTTCGCTAGTTCGAAGTCCATGTCGCAAAATAGCCGATG